GGCCTTGAGTAATCTTGGTACTACATACGCATTTGTTTTAACAGACAGATCGTTAAAATACTTTGAAACGACGCTACATGGTCAGCTAAAGACTAGTAAATCTTTTTGCCGGAACGTCAAATGCAAACTTTGTAGCTTACATTCATCATTGTTATTATCTTTCGATAATTTCCAACACTGCTATTACACATCCAAAAGGAGCATAATTATGAGCTTAAAAACTCTAACACCAGTGGAGAAAATCAATCGGCACCTCACAATTCTCGGATATGGGGGGTCAAACCTCCATGCCACTATAGAAAAGTGGGACAACGCAAATGGTTCTGAGTGGACCTTTTCAAGATTAAAACTCTTGAAAGACCACTTTATACACTTGATCGCTGCTATTCCCTTTGATAAGGAATGGATTGCCTATAGAAATGGCTTGCCAACTGGTCCTTTCGGCCAATTGTTCAAGATGGGCTTCAAAAACCCAAAGAGATGTTTGTCTGTACTTAATTCATACATGGCTTACAAATCTCCTTCTAAAGAAAAGATTAAAAGTGTTTTCCAAAATATTTCACTTAAACAGAGTCCTTCTAGTCTTGCCTTCTGCGAAGCAGAATGGTTTGACATCGGTAGAAGACTTCCGGGGATTCAGTCTATGCGACAGCTTTTTAAAGAGCTTACGTTAGATAAAATCAGTCCCTCAGTCTCAACCGCATTGAATACAGCTAAACCGTTCGTTGATCAAACGGATGTAGATGATGTTCAGTGGTTAGACTCTATAAAGTACACTTCTCGACGCATACTCCCTACGGAAAGTTTGTCTCGTCATTTTTATGATAAGAATTCCTTAACCGTGGAGAAGTATGGCGGTGAGTTAGTTGTCATCCCTGAAAAGGGAAACAAGGCAAGGGTAATTGCATTACCCCATGCGGAGCTTCAGATCTTCTTGAAACCTCTACATGATACCTTAACCAAATGTTTGACTCTTCTCAACGAAGATTGTACCCATGATCAAATCAAAGGGGCAAAATTCGCTCAGGATGCATTAAAAGCAGGTAAAACAGTCCACAGTGTGGATTTGTCCGCTGCTACCGATAGGTTTCCATTGAATTTACAAATGGCAACACTTCGTTGCATCAATTCTGGTTCCCACCAAATAAATTGGGCTTCGTTCTTTGAACGATCAGCACGTTTACTGTGGAAAACTGAGATTGGAGATATTACTTATGGCGCAGGTCAGCCTATGGGCCTTTATGGCTCATTTGCTTTGTTTGCTCTAACCCATCACGCAATCTTACAGCGAGTTAAAGAGGCAACCGGTGTTAAAACCGATTGCTATCGAATACTCGGAGATGATATTGTTATTACCGATGATACGGTCGCTAGTGCTTATAAAGACTATATGACTAAAATCGGAGTTAAGGTATCACCTAGTAAGACTATTACTTCGAATACAGTTGCTGAATTTGCAGGGTTCCTCATTACGAGAAAATCCTTAATGAAAGCTGCAAAGCCGGTTGATTCCGGTTTAACTGTAGATAACATGATAAACTACATCCAAACAATGGGTTGTAATCCA